ATAATGGATAGTATTCAGCAAAAAGAAAAAAAAAAATGGATATTAAAATATAAACCAGAAAATTTTGATGATATTGTTTTTCAGAATGAAATTGTAAATATTATCAAAAATAGTTTAGATAATTTGCCACATATGATATTCTATGGACCAAATGGTATTGGCAAATCATCTTTGATTAACATTATAATTAACAAAATATATTCTGCTTCTGATTTAAAGCAAAATGTATTATGTTTATCAGCATCTGATAAACGTGGAATAGGAACTGTACGTGAAGAAATTAAGTCATTTGCTCATCAAAGTGTATACTTACAAAATTCTACTTTTAAAATAATAATTTTAAGTGAAATTGATTGTATGAGTTTCGAAGCACAATCGGCTATGCGACGAATTTTAGAAACTTATTCTAAAACAACAAGATTTTGTCTCATATGTAATTCCATAAATAAGATATCTAAACCAATAATATCAAGATGTGTTAAATTTTTATTCAAACCAATACCAGAAAAATTAATTGAAACTAAGTTATTATCTATTGCGGGTGACGAAAACTTAAATGATACCATTAAAAATTTAATTCCTAATATAGCTCATATTAGTAAAGGTGATTTAAGAAAATCTATAAATTTATTGGAAACATTATCACGTTCGTCACACACTTCTGAAGAACAAATTAAAAAATATTTTTATTTTTTAACAGATAAAATTGATAAGACATATATACAAAATTTATTGAAGGCAATGAATAAGGGTGATTTTATTGATATTAGGAATAAAATAAAAGATATTTTTTATCAAGGGTATTCATCAAAAAATATATTATATGAATTATACTCTTACATTTTAGATGATGAAGATATTAATGATAAAAAGAAAAGAAATATATTAAAATTATTGGGAGAAACTGATTATAAAATTATATTAGGTGGGAATCAGAATTTGAATATATTAAATTTTTGTTATCAATACTCATTATTAATTATGTAATTAATATACTATAGAAATGGCTGAATTGGTTGCAGCAGGGGTGTTTGCATTTTTATTAAATGAATTTGATAAACAAGATGAAAAACGATTTAATGCGTTAGAGGTAAGAAAACCAGCGGATTATTCACAAGAAGTAAATGATATATTAAAACTTATAACTACTAATTCAAATGTTTACCCAGTTGGTAGTTATAAGTACAAAGTTCATAAATATCCAGGTGATATTGATATATTTGAAACTATAAAATCATGTTGTTTATATAGTGAAGCTCGTTTTGCAATTACAAAAAAAATACAAAATATTGCCAAAAAAATTTTAAAACAAAAAGATATATTTTTAGGGGATTTTAAGGCTGGTGTAGATAATAGATGGGAAATTTACATTGGAAAGACAAAACAAAATAAGATAGTTGATTATGATCGCAAATTAATAAAAAGAACAATCGATAATCTAAAATCACAAAATATTTTAACACAAAAAGAATATAATCAAATTTTAAAGTTTTTAAAAATTAATATTAATAGAACTGATTGGGAAAAATTAAAAAACTTTATTAATAACAAATACATTATAAGATGGACGATTGATGAAATTATTAAAGGGAAAAAAAAATTAAAAGGTAATAAAACATTATATTTAGATGAAGCAATTTCTCATGATTCTACTTGTAAAATAGATATTTGGGGACAAGTAAATAATAGATACATTGAAATAACTAATTGGTTTTTAATAGTTCAAAGAAATAAAGATGGGAGTGAAAAAGTCTTAGGAATGGATTTAGAAAATTATATATCTAATATTGAAGAAGATATATATAAATATTCTTCCAAAGAACATAGAAATTCGTTAAAAGCTGCAAAAAGATTATTTAATAAATATAAATTTTTAAATAAAACTCGAAATGATAAATACGCCAAAAAATTAACTAAACTATCACCACTTTTTAGTAGTGATATGGCAAAATTATCACAAATTACTAGTGAATCAGAAGTTCTTCGATTTATGTTAGAAAAAATAAGAAATCCTCCACTTACGAATATACTAATTCAAATAAATGAATTTTTAGACAGAATATCTGATATTAAATTATCTTTTGAAAAAGATAAAATTAATGAAATAATTTCCAAAATTAATTCAACTAAAAATTTAAGTAAAATTATAAATTATTTAATTCAATTTGAAAAAATAATAGACAATATTGTAGAAATAAATTCATTTGAATGGATGAGAAAGGAAAAATTTCTTCTAGAAAGTGTTAAAAATGAACCTTTAAAAAAAATTTCAGGAATTCCAAAAAAAAATAATATAGATAAATTAAAAAATTTTCTTCATAAAGATTGGAAAAAAAATACTTATAACAAGTAAGTAATAATGATAAAATTTTTTTATGTAACAGTAATATAAAAATGTTTGAATTGATTGAAGATAACAAAAAACTATTACTAATACTATTAATATCATTATTAATTATTTCATCTGTGTATATTAATCTAAATTCTACAGAAAAAATAAAAACATCTCAAAATACTTTAACAACTTATGAAAATATGTTAAATGACTTGAAAAGAAAAAGTATACAAACAAGAAATAGAAATTATACACAACAATATTATCAATATGAACCACAAGTTCATCAGAACGTCAAACAGAAACGTGATATTGTATATAAAAATACAATATCAAAAAATAGTATTGAAGATTTAATCAAAGGTATAAAAAAATCAAAGAAAAAAAATACATCCGAAAATATTGAAATTGCTGATCAATCAAATAAAATTGGTAAAAATGATATTAATATGAATAAAACTATGGATTCTATTTTGGAATCTGATAAAAATTTTAATAGAATTGCAGATTTAATTAAATTTAAAATGAATCCTACACAAAATCGTTCTCCTGATATGGAGAATAATATAAGTATGATTAAAACAGGTTGTAATAAAGATAATAATTTTGAGTTATCTGGTTTTGATGGAAAATGGAATATGTAAAAAATTAATATTAAAACAAAACAATAGAATATTAATTAAAGTAATAATATCTAAATTATATGTATATAATTTAGATGGTATTATATGAAAGAACGTATACATTAAAGGTAAATCTAATAGGTATAGTTGGAAATACTGAACTTCAATATCCTGATATGTTAGAAAATATTCATGTTAAAAAAGTAAAAACGATTACGATATCTGTATATCAAAGCGATACATTTAATGTTATTAAACAAAAGATATGTGATAAATTGTTAAAATTAATTGAATATGAAAATGATTCTAAAAATACTGATATAATAAAAAAGACATGTATTTATTGTTTTAATCACAAAAATAATAAAATTATATCTTCTAATAATTCTAATAATTTTGATATTGAAAGTGATGATGATTTATTTGAAGATGAAGATGAATATTATAATATGAGTAATGAATCTTTTATAATTCAATGTAATACTTGTAAAAAACAATATAGATATCGTTCAGGATTAAATTTATCAAAAATAAAAGAAAATAAGTTATTTATATCTCAACCTTTACCTGTTCCAGAATTTTTATATTTATGGAAAGATGATATCATATGTGGTCATTCAATATGTGATAGCAATAAATCTAATATTAAAGAAACTTATAATTGTAAAAATTTATCACAAAATTTAGAAAATAATGAAGAAGCATACAATTATATTAATCTATATAACTTCCTAAATGAAAAAAAAATTTTTAAAGATGTATCTAAAAAAAAATATACAGATTATTCAATTTTTACAAACTATTGGTCAAAATTGTCATCTTATCGTAATAATGATGTTGGGAAATATATACAGAATGTATTAAGTATTGAAACAATTAATGAAGGAAAAAATATTGGAAATCTTTTAAAAATAGAAGACAAAATAAAAAATATTGAAGATGTAAAAAATCCAGAAAAAAAATTAATCGATTTTAGAAGTACACGTTATAAATTACTAGATAATATCTATAAAAATACCATGATTATCGATAAAAATCGATTAGATTTTGAATCAACATTAAGTAATTTTATTGATAATGATACAAGTGAAATAGAAATAAATATGGCATATTTTCCAGATTTTTATATGTATTATAATTACTTAATCTCAAGTGATAATATAAAAAAAATGGAAGAAATTATTGGAAAAAAGGCAATTACAAAACATTTATCTAATTTTAGTAAACTTTATTGGCCATTTCTTAATTTTGCCAAGTTTGATAATTTTTTTCAAAAAGATGATATGTCTTATTTATATACACAAATAAATTCTTGGAGATTTAATATTAAAAATTATGACAGTATTATTGAACAATTTAAACATATTGTTCTTCCCAAGAGTTTTGATAAGCAATTAGATTTTGAACAATATACTCATAAAATTTATGTAGAATTAAATGGTAGTTTAAAAGATATTATAAAACCATCATATATAAATTTACAAAAAGTTATTCATTTATATCCTGTTACTGAAAATGTTCCATATATGACGATGTATCTTCCAAAAGAATCGAAGTTAATACAAAAAATGACAAAATTAATAAAAAAAAAGGGAATTCATCGTCAATTGAAATGGAATCTTGAGGAACCAAATATAATTCAGTTTAGAATGTTAATTCCACTTGAATTAACTCGAGGTGAAAATTTATATATTCAAATTCAATTATATGATACAAAAATTATACGATTTACTATTAATTTGTCATCAAAATCAAAAATATATATTGACCAAATGGGAATGAAATTGGTTATAAATTCAATAAATAAATTTATTAGAACATTGAATAAATATAATATTGGCAATTTAGGTATTACCATGGAAGATACAAAAATTAAATTAGCTAATAATGACATACCAAATTGGGGTTCTCAAAATTCAAATGTTGCTATTCAATCAATTAATGGTTCCGTATTAACGAAAAAAATAGTTAGTGAAGACGATATTAAAGATAAAAGTATTATTAATATGTTATATCCATATATTAAATTAGATAATACAGGAAAAGGGTCTATTTTAGATTTTCGTTTTTTGAGACTGGAACATTATCGTGGAAATGAGATTAAAAAGAAAAAAGACGTAATGGTTCATCAAATTTTAGACAAACATTATAGAAAATTTATTGATAACGATGATGATAATAAAGATACTCGAACAGAACTAACAGCAAATGAAAAAGATGAACTTATTGAAATTATGCAAACTGAATTTACTATGACAGCATCACAAGCAATTTATGTATACAATCATTGGAATCAGTATAAAGATTCATTATATGGAAAGGCAAAAGGTTATGGTATTTTATACCAATTGAGTAAAACATCTCAAATAAAAAGATGTGATTTAAACAAATGTTCGTCATCTGATTTATTACGGGAAAATTATCAATGGTGTATAATGGGATTTAAAAGTTTTAGACAATGGGAATATTTAGTTAATTTTGTTAAAAAGTTAATGTATTTAACATATAGTATTAAAAATATCAAAGATGTTGATAAAAACGACAAAAATTATGATATAATTAAATATTTTTACAAGATTTATAATCAATTTGATAAAAAATTTGCAGATGATGATGATAATGATGAGGAATTAATTCGAAATAAAATAGTAGGATTTTCTTTACTAAAAAGACTAAAACAAGCATATGATATATCTATAAAGTGTCCAAATTGTGGTATGAAAATAAAACATACAGAAAAGATTTGTCCATTTTGTAAAATCAAATTAGACCAGAGTCATAGTAATTTATATGCAAAAAGATGTAGTGTTAGCAGACAACCAATTGGAACTGGAAATGCAATAAAGAAAAATGCTCCAAAAATTTTGATGATTAAAGAACATAATATTAAACATATCGATAAAAATATTAATAAACAAGAAGGCGGTGCTACATCTGACGTAACACTATTAAGTGAAAAACTAGACAAAAAAATAAAAAAATTAAAAAAATATAAAGAAAGAAAATCAGAGAGAAAGGATAAAGAAAAATATCAATTAAAAGTTGAAAAAATTGAAGATATTATTGATCAGTTAAATCATTTTATTTCAATAAATGAAAGAAAACAAAATCCTAGCAGATGGTTAAGCGATTATGATCAAAATGAATGGGATGATAAACAAGTAACACGTATGTTAATTGAATTGGAAATACCAATTAGTTTTATTATTAAAAATTTACCATCAACACGAAATAAAAATAATAAATTTAAACAAATTTTATTAAGAATATTTACACCAAATAAATTTAATACTACATATCGTAATAGATTTATTAAATTTTATGGTATAGAAGATGCTGTGTCAGCAATAAAAGAAAGACATTCTTCCAAAAATGTTAAAATAAATATTGATAAATTATTACAATATCATATTTGGAGATCAAATAACTTTATAAAAGATAGTAAAGGGAGAAATCCCCCTGGTTGGCAAAAAAAAGAATGCGTTTTAATTTGGAATACATTAAACAACAAAACAAAACATAAGGCATTAGATAAAATTACATTACATTCAAAAATTGTAAAATATTTTGATGATTATGAAATATCTACATTAAAGTTTTTTACTAAAAAAGAACTTAAAAAAAATAAAGAAAAAACAAGAGATCCTTTAGACCAAGATGCATATGATTCCGAAATAGATAAAATATTAAAACCCTTTGAGAATGGAAATATATTAGAATGGGAGGGTAAAGTAATCAAATGTCCAAATAAAAAAAAATCAAAACATATATATCCTAGTTTTTTAGATCTTCCTGTAAGTAAATCAAAATCTGTTCCCGATGATGTAGAAATTACTGCGGCCGATATAAAAAAAAATGTTTGTCATCCATGTTGTTTTATTAATATGAATAAAAAAACAAAACGAAATTTATTATATTGTACTGGCATAATTGATAAAAAAACTCATACTGATATGATAAATTCGGAAATAAAAATTGAGGATTATATATCTAGTAATACTAGTAATAATTTGGTACATACATTTGGATTATTACCAAAAATTTTACACAAAATATTTAATAATTATACAAAATTTGATAATAATTTTAATGCAAATATAATGAAATCTGAAGGATTTGTTTTAATGGGTGTTGATAAATGTATTAAAGAAACTAAAAACGAAGTATGTACTCAAATTAATTTAACTAATGATAAATACTTTTGGGCAGCAATTTTACATTATACAGAATTAGATTTTTTTCAACTTTTTAACAATATTGAAGAATATTTAACAAAAAATAAAGAAGAATTTATATCACTAAATCAAGGAAAAATTTTTTCAAAATTCAAAACTAGAGTTCAAAGAAAAGAAGATGTTAAAAATGTTAGTATAGAACAAATAATTCAAGAATTTTTATCATTTATTAAAATAACTAATCCTTCAAATCAAGATTTACCATTTGATCGTAAATATTTAATTGATTTATTATCTAAACCAGGTATTATTCACAAGGATGGATTAAATGTAGTTATCTTTAGACAAGAACCACACAAATTACCAAATGATAATT